ATATATTATAGAAGTGAAGAACGCGTACGAGTTTTCAGAAGAAACAGCGACTCGGTTCAAGCGCGATTTGGCAACTGGCCTGAACTTTAAGAATATCAACGACAAAAACATTCACATACAAAACAGCAAAATTACGCACATTGACGGATTGATTCTCTACAAACACGGGTACGAATGGAATTTTAACATCAAAGCCTACAATGACCCCAAAAAAAAGTGAACTTAGAATTCGGTGCGACGACAAGAACCACTGATCATTTTTTAAATCAAACGTGTTTCCGACGTTTGTCGTCTTTCTGGCATTTTAAATGCATTTTCGTAAATTCAAACCATATGTTTTGCAGCTGCGTCGGAAGTTGTTCGATATCATAACACCCGCCAGTTTGGTCGTAATTGCCTTTGTGGAGTTTTCCGTAAACCATCAACAATGCATACAATTTGTCTTTGCCTTCTGAATATAATTCATTGTTAATAGTGTCAATTAGCCATATTTTGTCACTGTGTGTTAATGGTTGTTTATTTTCTACAAGTCTGTATAATGAGTCGAATAGAATGTAGGATGCCATTTATTCTTTGGCGGTGCTTTGTGTAAAACGCACCGCCTCGCTACGTCGCACGCTGAACCGCAGAAGGTGGGATAGAAGAAAAATTATTGGTACTTTTTAATTGATATTTGAAGAAAGTAAACACCCAAAGAATAAAGATGGAACAAAAACTGCTCCCTTCAGAATTTTGCTCTAAAAGTGGTTCCAGAGCCACTACGAACGATGCTCTCAAACGCACATTGGCAAAGTACTTTTCCAAACCAGAAAATATAAACTACATCCTTCGCCAGACATCGGACCAGTGTTCAGATGTTTCGGGGGACCAAAGGTTTCCTTCGTCGTCACTGTATTCGCAACGCGACGCGATTTACGAATTTATGACCCTAGTATCCAACACGGTTCCCCCCAACGGGCCAGAGGGTGCTCCGCGTCCGAACATTCTTCATAAACGCGACAACCTTGATAAAACGTTGAACAAACTTAAACATCGCGATTTGATTTGGTCAAGTGACATATTTTCAGAAGAGAAGGCAAAAGTTGAAGAAGAAAACGATTTTATGGTCAACCCATACGAAATGTCTGAAGGCGTTTTAAAATGTAGAAAGTGTGAGTGCAAGTTCATATTTTCCTTTACCAAACAGACCAGGTCTGCCGACGAACCAATGACAACATTTGCGCGCTGTTCGAATTGCGGACATAGATGGAAAGAATAAATTTTTTAAGTTCAGTTGAACTTAAAAAATTAAATAATGTTAGGTAAAATAAGTCCATAAAACCAAACATCGTTAATCAAAATGAGAAAAAGGTCTATACTTCTTTGATATTGAGATTTTGATTTGTCTCCTAGAATATACGTTTGGGGACCGTTATTGGCGGAAAACAGAGTAACGTTAATAATGTTTTCACTAGGGTCAAAATTGTCATATTTGGCAAGATATTGAAAGACTTCGTCGAAAGACGGAAGAAACACACACAAAACATTTTTTGTTTCGGCGTATCCAAACAAATCTTCAATAAAGTACATTGAACCCATTTGTACATAGCGCAGATTTTTCGTGGAAAGCACGTTCAAAATGCTAGAATCGTGTGTTTTTTGATAGTACTCTTTTTTTGAAAACACGAGCTGAGTTGGTTCGACAATTTTGAAATTGTCGACTTCTTTAAAATAGGAAAGGTAAATGGAGGTTTGATAATATTTCAAACTAAACGGAGATATCAGCTGCAAATTGAACTTCACTCTTTTCCTAAGTTCTTCGGAATTGAAGATAAACAAGTTTTCTGCTTTCTCTTTGAAACTACGGTCCGGAGTTTCGCGCGAAGCTAACGAACGACGCGCCACCAGGCGCGTCGTTATCGGGCCGGAGGCCCGATAACTGGTGGTAAAAAGCCCGGAGAAATCAAACACCGGACCCACTTTTACGCTACTGTACCTGTATCCATCCAGCACTGTGGTGTGGTTATCTATCCATTGCGCGACGGTGATATTGGTGGTTTTCCACAAGTTTGTGTAAATGTTTACCGCAGCCCAAAATATGTATTCGGCCAATTTCTTTGTCCGTTTGAATTCCAGAAACCCGTCGTCTCGTCCCAATGTTAACGAGTAAATCGATAGCCATGAAAACTTTCGACTCAATGTCTCTAATTCTACGTGAGAAAGTCTTGAATTGACCTCAACAAAATGATTTAAAGGCTTTGTGGGAACATGAACACAAGGAAGAGGATTGAACACACCAGCAAACCGTGTGTTCGAGGTGTCTGTAAACTCCACCAACCGCGTCTTTCCCACACTATCCACGTACTGCGACAGAACCGACACGTCTTTCTGAATTCGACCGTTTCCGTTCTGAAACTCCCACGGATACATGTATTGCGACCCTTTTACGTCTAGAATGTTCTTAAAACTGGATGTTGAAATGTTGTACAGCATGTATTCAAACCTCGATCTGTAGAGTTTTGATATTTTGCGGATCTTTTGTTCTTGGCTGTCAAAGTCATAACGCGGACTTTTTGTCTGTCGATTGACCAACATAGAGGTGTCGTAGTCAATTATTAATTCAACGTGTTCTGGTTCTTCGTGCTCGAATAGTAGTACAACTTTTTGTTTCAGCGGACAATTGAATTTGTACAGTTTGTCGGGATAAACCGAAAAGTCGTCTTGATTTCTAGAGAACAAAATTATCGACACACCAAAATACGCTTCCAAGGCTCCCTTGAATAATCGAGGATTTACGTACGTTGACTCGTTGAGCAAGTTGCGAGTGATGTCTTCTACAGAGTATTCACTCATCTCTGGTTTACATAACACCGCAAATTTGGCAAGATCCATCCTAACCTCTTTGAGGTTGTTTCCTTGGGCCGACTGGCGTTGTGGAATTGCCATGCTCAACGCTTCAATACAGCTAGCCGGTCCTGGCGAAATGCCCATTCTGAAAAATTTAGTTTTGGTCGTCATTTCCAAAAGTTTTCCAACTTTGGGAGAAAGTTCTCCGATTCTGTTTGGGGCAAGAACTTTAAGCGTTTTTCCAACCTCACCTAAATTTATACGTTTATTTAAAATAGTGTTGTTGTAATATTGAAGATAGTTAGCCTTTAATTTCTGAGATTGTTGGTAACAACACGGCAAGAACGGAAATCGATCTTTGTTATTCAGTTTTGTGTTTTTGTGAAGACCAGGATATTTATACTTTTCATCAACACACTTGTACGTTTTTGGTTCTGCCTCGCCGTGAATAGGAAATATAAGCATTCTATCTGGATCAGAATCTACTGCGTCTTCAACAACTATGGGAGGATGTGCGCAGAGTCTGGAGTAGTTTGCCTGGAAAATATCAGGAAGGAGCTTTTTCAAGGGAATTTCGCTCCCACTGTCCTCAATAAGCTCAGACGTTAGCAAAATATCCATGCAGCGTCTGTAATACGCGTTGACACTTTCTGTGTTTTCAAACGAGTATTGAATAAGTTTATTAATGTGTTTCACACACTTGTCTATCCTGTCAGAAAGATCTGCTCCCCCCCGAATCTTCTTGATCCTCACAAACGTTCCAACCGTTTCGGATTTTTCAAACAACCCCACTGAAACAATCTCGTTCCCGATATTTTTGATGAACACGTTCAAATTGGTCTTTCGAGTATTTATGAGCGCGTTTTCGTTTAAATATGCACGTGTGAAGAACATGGACTTGTTCGTCAAAACCTCTTTTACCACCACAAGTGGCACGCGAACGAACGCCGTATAAAAACCGTAATAGTACTCATTTGTTACCCGATTTTCGTACCCCAACCCTGGCGTAAAGTCCGGTGGTGTGAAGTTGTCATCTCCTCCGGGATCATTTTCTTCAAAGTCGCCAACTCCTTCAATGGTCAATATAAGCCGTCTTATAATTGCAACGTGGTCTATATTATTTCTCGAGTCAATTGGGGTTTCGACTGAAAATGTGACATTTGATAAGAAATCTATCGCTCTGGACTCTGCGTCGGAATTGACGTTCCTTGTTCTTTGAACAAGAGTGTCACCGCTCCAAGGTTTTGAAACTTTTTTGCGAGACCAATCCTCTTCACCAGATGTAATGTTTTCTTTTACGATTATAGTTATTATTTTAAACGATTGTTTTCCTTCAGCTACCATAACTTTAATGATCTCAACAAGTTTCATTTTTTTGGAAAGTATACTGTCGTTTTCAGATAAATGAGAGTCGATCAAAATTTTATACTGTGGGTTAAATTTAATCATTTCTTTGAAAAAACATCCAACAATAACATCATCTGTTTGAATTGAGTCAAATATTGTCATAGCGGTCCTGTTCTTGACAGTCACAGTTGTTTCGTGGTTTGTTTTGTTCAACACAACCGTGCTAAATCTGAAAACGGGTTCAATGTTATTATAACTTCTGTCAAGATCTTCTTGAGTCCTAAGTTGCCGGGTGTTGGAAATAACGAGGTCTGCAAACTCTTTGATCGTTGTTGCGCGTCTTGTCCACACATCTTCAAACTCGCCGTCGGAGAAACCATCAGTCGATTTTAATTTAAAAAAAGCGTAGTTAATTGCATAGTCTTCCATTTTTTCTCCAAACTCGTCTAAGGTTTGCGCAACTTTAGCGATTATATACAACCGTCGTGTTAACTCCGTAAAAACACCGAACTCCAGATTTAATTCCTTCAGATCTTTAAACGTTTTTATCTTTGGCGACATTACAAGTTCGTTTTCATCCTGTAGCCAAAATAACGGATCTCCAGACGTAATTTCAAATTGAGGGATACTTCGTTTATTTGTCGACATTTATTAATTAAGTTTCCGTGCATTTAACGAACCAAATCCGTTAAACACAAATGTTAATTCGAGCAAGTTTTGATTTCTCTACCTAAATCGGATATTTTTCGTTGAGCGTTTTTTGCAAAGAGTAGGCGTTAATTCCCAAAAGCAGTATGAACAAACTATTTATGTTGGGATGGCTTTTGAACATATCTCTCGAAGTTTGAAAGATCGGAATAAAGACCAATAACACAAAGAACAACACAACCACGTAGTTGTTCTTTAAACTGTATGAATGATCTGGGACCGGTCCGGGAGTTGGCCCGGGAACTGGACCAGGAGGTCCCGGCGGTACCGGAGTGGGTTTCGGAGGAACTGGTGTGGGGGTTGGACCCGGAGGTACCGGAGTGGGTTTCGGGGGAACTGGTGTGGGGGTTGGACCCGGAGGTACCGGAGTGGGTTTCGGGGGAACTGGTGTGGGGGTTGGATCTGGTTTAAACACACAGTTGACGTCGTTCTTGACATCGTCAATCTTGACATCTCGGTCTTTAATGATATTGTAAATGACGTCGCAGAAGTTATCCGGGCAGCTCGGAGATTCAATATCGGTAGTCTGCAGATAAGACTGCGGGTTGGCGCATGGTAGGAACCAACATCCGTCGTTGATGATTTTTCCAGGTTTGAGCGTCTTGTAAACGTCGTTCAAAGACCTGTTTACGCACTTACAATCCGGAGTATTGTTGATTGCACAGTAGTTTTGTACCACTGTATCCTGAATATTCTTGGCTTGTTGATTAAACCAGCCTCTGCACAATTCTCCGTCTTTTCCGGTGCTCTTAAGCCTAGAGCATTTGGTCATTTTGGCTCCAGTGTCCGGATCGATGATACACGTATCTGATGACTGTTGACAGTAGTTTGCGAGGATCGAGTTGTAGTCTCCCGTTGTGCCAAACTTTTGCTTGAAATTATCAATCTGTTCCATAGTGTTGATCTTGTCGACGTCAAAGATACACTGCAGATTGGGCCCTCTCCCGTTCCACGTCACTCGAGAAAGGGGATCTCTTTGATGAGAGTCTTTTCCGATTGCACATTCATCTGCGTCGGGTTTGGCGCATCGCTGCGTCACTGGGCATGTAAAGCAACAGTTGGTGTGCCCAAAGTTCCAGTCATCCTTATTATCCGTTTTGCCACAACTTAGGGGAGTAGTGAACGCCGTGCAGTTGAAACAGTCGCAAGGTTGTCCTGTGCCGTATTCTTTTTTTGTTGAGGTTTGTTTCGTGAAACCGTTAACGATCGAAGTCATTTATTAACTGAGTTAGTGCCAACTTCTACCCGAAGGGATGAGGTACCCCTGCCTTGATACCCAATCCCTTCGGGATTGGGTGGCCTTGGCCTTGTCCCAGAGGGACAAGGGTATCCGGAGCGACACGCCTCCGGCGTGTCGCGCTACGTTCGATTAGTAAATGACATCATTGATCTCTTTGGAAACAAATTTCCGATGGACGACATTGACCGAGATCACGCCGAAATTCGACGAAATCACACCGAAATTCGACAAGACCACGCCGAAATTCGACAAGATCAATGTCAACTCAAACAAGACTTTTCTGATTGCTCCAAAGACTATACAAATATGTCCAAAAAAATAGAATATCAGCTTCACGCCTCGAAGTACACGCCTCGCGAGTCTAAAATCGTCTCGTGACGCAGTTCAGAGAGACAAAATGGAGTTTCAATCGCATTGTCAAGAATTGCAAAGACAAAACACGGATCTTAAATCAAAATCTGATCGAGCCTTGTGTCAAAAATGCAACATGAGATTGTAGACGTTTTTAATGCTTTTCAAGCATTAAAAAATTAAAATTAGTACTTCATATGGAATTGGAATGGTGTGGGTCTCCGTTCCTGCAATTTGATGGGAGCATGAGCGCGCATTCCCAAATCATTTGCCCCATACAATGCACTCCAGGCCGAATACCCCTTGTTATTTGCAATCATTTGGTACTCGGTTTTAATATACTCTGCCATAAACTCAACTACTTCGTTCAAAATGACATTTGAGCTGAAACCGACGTTTTGTTTGGCAAGCTGTGACTGAACTTCGGAAGAAGCCACGCTCCCTAAATATTGATCTATTTGATTGGCCCTGAATCTGACTTGTCCAAAGTCTCCGCTGAAGTTGCCATCTCCCGGAATATTATATCGAGTGTGAATATCTCCCGGGAACGCGCGGTAATTGATCAAATGGTTGTCCAAGACATTCTTGATTACTTCATCCGTCACCCTGATGGGACGGACGTCAAGTCCGGCAGTTTTCGCGGTAACTGCGTTGGAGATCCACGCGATGACGCTGGGGTCGTAGTAAGAGTGATTGTCGCGAGCGTTCCAACCGACGTGTCGAGTTTGCATTGTTTCCATGTTTATTTAATGGGTTTTGCCCATTAAAGAATCAAAAGTCTTCAAACTAACAGCGCCCTCTAATAGGAAATACTAAGGGCACATCGCCTTTTGCTTTCAAAATTTTCTTAATAACGTAAGCGTCCGCAGAACTTAGTTGTTCAGTATTTAATCTTATACTTAAACGACCCCTCTTCGATCTCTTTGTTGGAACTCGTCCAACCCGAGAACTCCTTGACTTTCTCCCAAATACACTTTCGTGTGTCATTCGTCAACGGCACTAATTTGCTCATCAATTCTTTTCGGTCGATCACAACAACCCCATCAGACTTTCCCTTTCGAGCGTTCTGCTCTTTCAATCCGTCAATAATGTTTTCGAATTCGGCGCGCAACGTCTCTTCGTCAGAGTCTAAATCGATTGTCTCCGTGTGCTCGCCAATCTGCACCGTCAGCTTCTTGTAATCGAGCGGTGTGGGGATCTCGTCCTCTTCTTCTAAACTGCGATCCAATCTGGAGCGAATGAAGTTGTTTATATACTCAATCGATTGATCGTAATTGTTCACTATGAAAGTCAAAATGTCCTTCAGATCAGAAAACTTGATTCCGTGATACATTTCGGCTCTATTGTCCTTGACTTGTTCTTCGGCTGCCTTCTTCGGATCTCTGTACTTGAAGTCCGAAAGGAGTTTCTGTATGTGGTAATCGACGTCTTTTGAATTGTAGCATTTGATAGCCCACGCGTAATAGAAGCGATCTGTGTTTGGTCTTCCAGTGTTGTATTGAGGGATGCGACTGCTCAATCGGACCGTCGATCCAATCTTGAAAATGCGCTCCTGCGCATAAAGTTGAGTGGTGCCGATGTAGATCCACTCAAGTTTGGCTTCCTTTATGGTGATACGGTTCATGAATTTGTGCACTCGGATGGCTTTCCGTTCGGCACGGATCGCTCTTTGTTCTGCCTGATCCAGTTCCTTGTCTTTGATAGCCAATTTGCTTATCGCGTCAACGAGCTCTCTCTCACGCGATATACGCGCGCTCTCGGCTTTCTTAATGAGGTAGCCGGCGGTGTACTCTCCGTAGGCAAACATTGCTTCCTCCAGATTGAGATAATAG